AGCGAAATCTTTTCCGTCAATTTTATTTGGTGGTGGAGCTTTAGCAGCAATTATTTTTTGTCTTGCTGATAGTTTAACAGTATTTTTAGAACCGTTGCTGTATCTCATCATGCCACCGCCCATTTTTTTATTATCTTTTTTAATATTAGAACCTATACCAACTCCAGCGCCAAACATTCCAGGTTTACTCATAAAAGCTTTACCGATACCTGTAACAATTTTACCTATTGGTGATCTTTTTAAAACTGATGAAGCAGCTTGTTTTATGTTAGCTTGTTTATAAGCTTTAGAAAAACCAGAAGCAAAGGTACTGCTTCTTAAATCTTTTAATTTTCCTGATTCAGTTTTAATCTTACCCATAACAGCTTTATACTGGCCTAATTGAGTTGGCTTTATAAATTGTTTATACTTATTTTCTAGTCCTAGCTTTTTGCTCATTTTGCTCCAATTTCTGACGAGCGATGTCTAATCTTTTATCAGCTTGCTCATCGTTTTGTTCTAATTTAATTTTGTCAAACTCAAGTCTATCTTCAAATTGATCTTCTTGATTTTCTATCCTCATTGTACCCTCTGAAGACCTACGTTGTAAATCCATGGCTTTAAGATCTAGCTCTCTTTGTTTTAACATTACAACAGGGTCTTGTTTTTGCATATCAGCCATATTTTCACCTTGTGCTAACTCTGCAGTTATCTGTGCAATTCTTTTTGCTACCTGAGAATCAAACATCATCTTGTATTGTTGTGGGTTCTCTTGAGCTAATTGTGCCATTTGTGGGTCTTGTTGCATTATATTATTAATTTCTGTGCTAGCCTTCATAGAAACGTGTTGAGATATGTGTCCTTGTAAGTTTGCGTACACAGGAGGATTAATTTGCACCATTCTAGTTCTCATAAATGCAGAATGGGCTGCAATATGTGCATCGTGATCTTGTTCTAAGAAAGCTGTAAGAGGTTTCATCTGCATTGCTTCCATATTTTCTAATCCAGGGTCTTTAGGTACAGGTCTATCTTGAGGTTTTAGTAAATCGGGTATTTGTTTTGCACCTAAAGCTTCATAAACACGTCTATAAGCTTCATGCATGTTATGAATTGCAGGATTTGACTGAGCAATTTGTAATTGTGTCTGTGCTAACGTCACTCTTTGAGACATTGAGAAGATATTAGGGTCTGCAACAGGTACAATATCTACTCTGTCGTCAAAATCTACTAATTTTATCATTCTTTCACCGCCATAAACTGCGTATGGATACTCAGCAGGTAGATATTCTTGTATAACTATTGCTAGAAGTGAAAATTCTTCCTTCATTGCATAGTAACAACGCTTGTGAATCGCTGACATTACTCTAGAACCACGTTCTAATAGTGCAATTGTAGTTCCAACTGCTGCTTGTTGGTTACCTTCACCTACTTGTGTGTCTGCAATTGATGCAAATCGTTTACCTGCATCAACACAAAAACCTAAAAGATTAAATAAAGTTGTGCTAGGTTCTTTGAAAGGTAGTAATTGAAACTGATCTCTGATGTTTCCGCCTGGTGCATCAACATCTCTGAACTCACCTGGCTGTATAGGTTGGTCGTCATCACGTATTCTCATACCTCTTGCTTTAAATCCTGCTGGTAAATTTGATAAGGTACCTGCATCAAGTAATTGTCTGAGAGCGAACGTTGCTGTTCGTGACAGGCCACCGATCATGTGAATTAATCCAAAGCCATAGAAACCTAAACCTGGTAAAAATTTGAAATGAGTAAAGTATTCTTTTCTTATAAATTTAGGATCATCTTCTTTGTAGTTTCTGTAGATAGATAAAATCTGTCTTGTAGATTCTTCAATAGTTACAATGTAAGGAATTTTAATGTTAATTTTATCTTCTTCGTTTTCTGCAATGTAATCAGAAAGATCTAGATCAACATGCATTTCTAAAATAGTATAAATAGAATCAGTAGTTTGTACTGCTTTGATTCCTTCTAGTTCATTGTATTTGTCTTGAACCTTGTCGTCTTTCTTTTGTGGTTTTTGTAATTCAACTTCTCTGTAAAAACCTGAAGACATTTTTTTTAACAAATCATTTTCTGATTGTTTAATAACGTGTGTAATTCTTGGAGCTTCTTTTAAATTTGTTGCATAGTAAGGCACAACTAAATCTTCCGCAGGAATAAATTTAGATACTGCTCTTTCAAGCATGGCATCATAATAAACTTTTTTAAATGTAGATCCTGCAAGAGGTAAATAAAATAACATTTGATCAAACTCAGGAGTGTATTCTTCCATCTTGTCCATAATCAAATAGTTCATATAGTCTTTGACTCTAGTAGACTGTTCTTCAACTTGTTGATTATTTAATCCTACGATTTGTGTCTTAACTGGACCATCGCTAGGTAGTAATTCTTTGTAAGCTTGTGCTTGAAACTGAGTTACAGCTTCGGCTAATAACGGATGTGTTACTCCTGAAGCTCCTCTAAAAGGTTGTTGTCTTTCTTTGTATTTAAATCCTAAAAGATCTAGACCACTAGTATAAGTATGTTCCCACTCTTTTCTAGATTCTTTATCGTTTTGATATTCTGTAATTAAATCAGAGGCAAGTTGTTTTAACGCTCTTTCATCAACGGTGTCTGCTATATTAGAAAAAAAATCTTCGGGTTGAGACTGTTCTTCTTCTTCACCTTCTTCAGGGAAAGTTACAACAGCCTCTTCCTCTACGTCAACTTCTTCGTTGATCGGATTATTTTTTTCTATCTCAGCCATATATTATGTAATGATAGTTCTTTTTTTTCTTCCTAACTTACATCCTTTTGCCATTACAGTAGTTTTAGAACCTTTATTAAAACCGTAAACAGCTTCCATAGCTCTTCCATCTCCTGTATCCAAAATCATAGCTTTTTTTCTCGCTCTATCGGCTGCGGCTATTGCTTCTGCAGCAGATGCATCACCCGTTGCTAAAGACATACCTTTTTTTGTAAAAGCGTCCATAACATTTTTAGGTTTTTTAGCGCCCATCATTTTAGCACCCATATAAGCTGTTCCAGCTAATGCCGCAGCTTTACCAGCTTTTTTTAAAAAATTTTTTAATTTTGATTTTCCCATTTTACTCTCCTATCGGTTATTCTAGAGAGTGTAAAGCATTTTATGTAAGAAATCTATATTAGGGACTTAAAAATATTGATCTTGTCTACCAAACCACCTGTTTTCATATAAGCCTTCATCGGTAATAAGAACTTTTTCAGGACTTCATTGTCAGCAATCAAAGTAGGGACTTTTACATAGTTATCAGGGTTAGAGGGAATCATTCTAGTAATGGTATAAAAACTTCTACCAGAAGTATCGCTGTTACTCTCTAAAATAACTTCTAGTAAATCTTCTGCCTCTCTTTCTGTTCTGGCTGCTCCTACATGATCATCAAAAATATACTCATCTCCTGTCTTCCTAGTATAGGTCGCTCTTCCTTCTTTAACCATTTGAGCATAATCACTGTTGTCCTTGGTGCTGTATTTTCTTATTACTTTAAATTCTTTTAACGGATTGCTTTTAGGCATATCGAACATTTCAAATTTTGCTCCATATTGTTTAGCAATTCTTTTTAAAACTTTTGGATTAGTTGCAAGATCACTAGATTCTTTAATCTTACCATCAGCCGTTTTTCTTATAGCCTTACCGTTCATTAGACCGTAGTTTAACTCGTCACCCATTTGTCTTACATTAGGCATCTTAATCGCTTTGTTCATTGAACTAGGTACAATAGATAATGCGTTAATATTACGTTCAGCCATGTCTCTTAAAATATTCTTCATAACAAAGTCAGGGAAAGATCTTGATAAAGGACCTGCTGTAGTACCATAAGGTAACTCTCCTTTACTCAAAGACGTTACAGCTTGTTTATCTAATTGATTTATCTGATAAGTCAATTTAGCAACTTGTTGTTGCTGTTCTCTGGTTAAAGCTCCTCTACCTATTTCTGTAAAAGGTTCTAATTGTTCAAACAACTCTGCTCTTTCTTTTCTAAGAACATCTTCTTGAATATTAGTATTAAACGTATTTACCTTATTTTTAAAATAATTTGTTCTTGCTCCTCCTCTATCAAATTGAGGAGAGTGAAGGTCGGTTTGTAATTCTGAAACTCTAGCGTGTCTAGCATTTGCTCCAAGTTTAGGATTAGGAAGATCGTCATATCTTACAAATCCTATCTCATTTTGCATATAGTGAGGTCCCGCTCCACCATATTCAAGTTGACCTGATCTTGTATTAGGAACTCTTCCTTTAAAATAAATAACATCTTCAGTGTAATTCTCTCCGCCACGCAGCGCATAAGTTCCTTGTGATTTATATTTAGGAAAATAGTTACTTTCTTTT